GAACAAGATGAAGAACTCTCTATGCTATTTGATAAAGTTATAGAAGTCGCATCAGAATTTGCTGGTTCTGGACCTGTTGAAGGACCCGGAACTGGAGTCTCTGACAGTATACCTGCTAGGTTATCTGATGGAGAGTTTGTCTTTACTGCTAAAGCTGTGGAAGAAATCGGAGCTGACAACTTAATGGCAATGATGAAAGAAGCAGAAATGAGAGCAGATGAAAGACAGCCAGTACAGACTGGTGGCTTAATGCAACAAGATGAAGAAGCATACCAACCTACAGCAGCTCCAATGACTGAACAAGTTATTAGAGTTGAAAGAGGACCACAATCCGAAACAGTGGGTGTTGGAGGCTCAATGCTTGACCCTTCTCGTATGGAACCAACTAATCCTCTATACGATGAGATGGCATTTAAAAGACCACCAGTTCATGGAGCTGGTTACTAAAAGGCGGTAAGGCTACCCAAGACGTCATAGGCACCTTACCATATTTATAAACCGAAAGGCTACCTTTACAAGACAAGCCCTGCAAGTGCACACGCAGCTACCTTGTTAAACGAAGCCCCCGTAGGAGAAAAAGAATATGACTACTGAAGTACAATATGAGGAAAATGCCAATCCTTACAACCAAAATAAATCATGGCATACAGACGTTGAAGAAAACTTTGACACAGCAGACGGAATGTATTTTAGCAAACCAAATGCAAAACCAAAGAATCAATCAACCGATGAAGAACCTGTAGAACAGGAAACTTCTAGGGATGAACCTTATAAGAGACCTGACTACAAGAAACGTTACGATGACTTGAAAAAGCATTATGACTCTAAGCTAAACGAGTTTAAAGCTAGAGAACAAGAGCTACTAGATGAAGCTACTAGAAATAGACCAGCTTATAAAGCTCCTAAGTCTGCTGAAGAACTTGAACAATTTAGACGAGAGTATCCTGATGTTTACGAAGTTGTAGAAACTGTTTCTCATCTTCAAGCTGAAGAGAAATCTAGAGAGCTGAAAGAGAAACTTGAAAGACTTCAACAACGTGAGAAAGAGTTAATTCGTAAGGATGCTGAAAAGCGATTGATGGATAGACATCCTGATTTTGAAGATATTCGAAACAGTGACGACTTCCATAGCTGGGCAAAAGAACAGCCTAAGTCTATTCAGGAATGGATATACTCAAATGCTGATGATGCTGACCTAGCTGCAAGAGCTTTAGATTTATTTAAACGTGATATTGGTATGGACGTTGCACCTAAGAAGTCAAATTCTAAGCAGTCTAGAACTTCTGCTGCTGATATGGTCTCAACCAAAACAACTGCGGTTGAACCTAAACAGGATAAGATTTGGACTGAAAAGGAGATTGCGAGAATGTCAATGGACGAGTTTGACAAGTTTGAAAAAGAAATTAGTCAAGCTATGGTCGAAGGACGTATTCGCAAATAATTATTAACTTAAAACTTATATAGGAGAATGTATCATGGCTCAATATTTTGAACCAAGTCCCGATACCGGTGCTAACTTTGCAAACTCTGTAAGTGGACAAACTAATAGTTTCTTCCTACCTTCGATTTATTCTAAAAAGGTTTTAAACTTCTTTAGAAAGTCTTCGGTTGTAGAAGCTATTACTAACACCGACTATGCCGGTGAAATCTCAGCTTACGGAGACTCAGTTAAAATCATTAAAGAACCCGTTATTTCTGTGTACGATTACACAAGAGGTAGCGACACAACCTCAACTAAATTAACAGACCAAGAACTTACTTTGGTTGTTGACAGTGCAAAAGCTTTCAAATTCATCGTTGATGATATTGAAACTAAAATGTCACATGTGAACTTCAAAGAAGTAGCTTCTTCATCTGCTGCTTATGCATTAAAAGATTCTTTTGATGCTGCTGTTATCGCTAACATGTTTAGTGGTTTATCTGCTTCTGCTCCTGACCATGTGTTAGGTGCTGACAGTGCAACTGCTTTAGGTGCTAACGTATTTGACGGAGCTGGTTCTGTTGATTTAGGCACATCTGGTGAAACTGACCCACTAGACCTTATGGCTAGAATGGCAAGACTACTTGACGAGCAAAATGTTCCTGAAGAAGGAAGATGGTTCGTTGCTGGTCCTGACTTCTATGAGCAACTTTCACAGTCTGGCTCAAAGCTATTGTCTGTAGACTACAACGCTGGTCAAGGCTCAATTAGAAATGGTCTAGTATCAAGTGGAAAACTTAGAGGTTTCAGCATGTACAAATCTAATAACATTGCTGCTACTACTAACGCTACTGGTAAATGTCTAGCAGGACACATATCATCTACTGCTACTGCTCAAACTATCATCTCAACTGAAGTCCTTAGAGACCCAAGTTCTTTTGGTGATATTGTTAGAGGATTGCATGTATATGGTTCTAAAGTCCTTAGACCTGAAGCCCTAGTAGGTGCTTTCTACTTAATCGACTAATTGTTGATAACTCGGGGGAGTCTTCGGACTCCTCCACTTTTAAATTTAAAGGAGAATAAAATGAGTATTAAAGGAGCTGCAACAGGAATTGTAAAAGGTTTAGCAAACGTAGCAACAGCTAAACAAAGACTAGCTGTTAAAGGTGCTTCCAGTATTTTAAAGGCTGCTGGTATAGATAATAAAGTAACTAAAGGAATGGATAAAATTGCTAAAGGATTTTATAAAGGCGGTAAAGTATCTAGGTATGGTATGCAAAAAGGCGGTAAAGTAGAAATGCCTAAAGCTAAACCTTGCTAATAATAGGACTTTTAAATGGCTACAACATATCTTGACATCACTAACGAAGTTCTAAGAGAACTCAACGAACTTCCGCTGACACAAGCAAACTTTGCAAGTGCGATAGGGCTTCAACAGTTTGTCAAAGATGCTGTCAATAAATCTATATTTGACATAGCCAATGAAGAACCACAACTACCTTTTCTTTCAGCAGGAGTTAGTGGAGCTACTGACCCATTCTATGGTAACGTAACAGTAGCAACCGTAGCAGGTACAAGATGGTATCTGCTTAAGGCTGATAGTTCTAGTCTAGCAGACGATTATGGTTCTATAGACTGGGATGATTTTTATCTTACCACAATTAATGTTAGTGGTGAAACAGCACCGTATGTCTCGAAAGGTTTAAAGTTTATAAACTTAGAAGACTGGAAAAGATATTACAGAGACAGTGAAAACGAAGACGATGCGAATGGACAGGCTTATGGTGAGCCAGTAAGAGTTATTAAATCACCTGACAGTAGGAAGTTTGGATTAAGTCCAATTCCTGACAAAGAATACAACGTACACTTCTATGCGTTTACAAAGCCTACGAAGCTTACAGCATACAGTGATACGATAGTATTCCCCGAACAATACAGTAACGTTATTACATCACGAGTACGTTACTATGTGTGGCAGTTTAAAGAAAGCCCACAACAAGCTGCATTTGCTCTTGAGGACCATAAAAAAGCAATGAGACACATGAAGTCTAATCTTATGAATCCAACTCCAAGAGTTATGACAGACGATAGAAGATACTTTTAATTTATGGCACGTTCACAACCTTACACAGTTGCATGTGACGGAGGCTTAGTCAAGTCAGCTAACTCAATTGATTTGCTTAGAACTCCGGGAGTCGCAAGAGAACTTAGAAACTTTGAAGTCTCTATAGAAGGTGGATACAGACGTATCAATGGCTTTTATAAGTTTGGTGAAGGAAGTGCTACACAGCCTACAGGTGGTACTCATACAATTTTAGGAGTTATGCCTTACGGTGATGGTGTTGTAGCTTGTGCTAATAACGCTATTTATTTTAGCCAAGATGGTATAAATTGGATGCAAATAAATAAGCTATCTGCTGTTGGTGGTGATAGTTACGCAACCTTTACAGCTAAAGCAGCTTCTGTAAGAACAGGTCAAGGTCAATGTACTTTTGCAATGTTTGAAGCTGCTGGTGAAGATTATGGGCAAATAATGATAGCTGATAATTCAACCAGTAATATTTTCTCCTTTAGAATGGAAGGTACTGGAGCTTTAAATACTAGGACATTCTTTACCAAAGAGATACAACCTAACGGAGCTAATACGCCTGTAAAATATATTACATCACACGACCATCACTTAATTGCTGCTGGTGTTGATGGTGAAGAAACTACAGTTTATTACAGTGTACATAATGACCCTGATAACTTTAGTGGAGC